GAGGCGCGGACCCAGCCTGTTGGTTCATTCCCTCGTCTGCTACGATGTCGATGCGGCGCTTTGGTCGGCTGCGGACTTGAAGTGGCTGGGCCACGGTCTTGATGCCCTGGCAAAACTTTATCGCATCCGCCTCGACAGTCCCTGACGCAATGCGACGTGGTGAAGCGCAATCAATCTAGTCGTAAGGCAATGATTCAAAAGGAAATAACTATTTGACTGGCTGGGATTTACAGCCTAGGAGTATTTCCGAAATTGAGAATTCAGAACTGCGCCCGGAGCTCACCAGCTTCCGGGCGTTGTTCGTTTAGGCGATCCAACGCCGATTGTAGACTTGGCCAGTTTCTTGATCGAATGATGCAGAGAATTGGTGACCGGCCCGGCATTCGGCGATCGCGATGATCAAACCGCTGTTGGGATCAGTACGCTGTTCGATGATGTTCGACGGCTCGCCGCAGATCGAACCATCTTCGTCGATCGATTTAGTGCAGGCTTCGTTGGTAATGTATCGACGTTCTGACATAACGGAGGCGCACTAGCATGGCTCGCCTGCGAGGGCGAGCGGCTGTTGCCCAACGGCTCCGCCGCCTTCGCTCCGAGCCCCTCTGTCGGGATTGTGCCCGCGCCGGGATAGTGCGCGAGGCGACTGTGCCTGACCACATCGTGCCGCTTGCCCACGGCGGATCGGACGAGGACAGCAACATCCGCTGCCTTTGCTCCGAGTGCCACGCCAAGCGGACTGCCGAACAATTCGGCCAGCGCAGGACGGTCGCCGTAGGGCCCGACGGGTGGCCGATCGGGTGACCAGGCCGGGGGCGGTGCGAAAGTCTGGGGCTTTGGCGGGGGAAACCGCGCATGGTCCAAAAAACGCGCAACCGCGAGTTAGCGACCGGGGGTCAAATCTAAACCAGCTGGAGTTCGACGCGCTTGCCGCAGGCTTTAGCATAGCGGCGGATCGTCTCGAATGTTGGCGAGTGTTTAGGATCGCGCATCGAGCTTTCCAGGCGCGAGACAGCACTCTTGGAGGTCCCCATCCGGACCGCAATTTCGTCCTGGGTCAGGCCCGATTGTTTGCGCGCCTCAAGTAAAGACCGCAGCGCGGCATATTCATCGGCGCCCGCTTCCCAGGCCTCTTTGAAGCCAGGACGTTGCATCGCCTTTTCCAGAGCCTTTTTCCCGTCGTGACGGACAGGCTTAAAACCTTGATCACTCATGACTGCACCTCCTTCAACCGCTTGCGAGCCAGCTTGAGGTCCTTATCGGGCGTCGCCTGGCTCTTTTTCAGTATGCTATGCAAGATCACCAACTCACGACCGACCTGCGTACAGTAGAACGCGCGGCCGATCCCCTCGGCACCCTTGCACCGTAATTCGAACAATCCTCCGCTCATGGCCCGTGAATGTGGCATTCGAAGATCGAGGCCATCTTCCTCCAGCCATTCAACGAGGCGGAGGTAGTCGGCAAAGATGCCGACAGGCCACTCCTCGATCTCCCGCCTCACGCGATCGTTGTAGTAGAGGATCGTCCACATGACGGCGTGTTAACATATTTGATAACTTTGTCTACCCATTCAATGCACCCCCGGAGACAGCATGACACAATGGCCAGCTGATCAGGTCGAGCGCAGAAGCGTATCGGCACTCGTGCCCTATGCCCGCAACGCCCGCACTCACAGCGACGAGCAGGTGGCACAGATTGCCGCCTCGATCCGTGAATGGGGCTGGACGGTCCCGGTTCTAATGGACGAGGACGGCGGCCTGATCGCAGGCCATGGCAGGGTGCTCGCGGCGCGTAAACTTGGCCTTGCCGAGATTCCGGTGATGGTAGCCAAAGGCTGGAGCGAGGCCCAGAAGAAGGCCTATGTGATAGCCGACAATAAGTTGGCACTGAACGCTGGTTGGGATCTTGAACTCTTGGCAGTTGAATTGGAGGATCTGCAGAGCCTCGACTTTGGCCTAATGCTCACGGGATTTTCCGACAACGAACTTGGAGGTCTGCTGGCGCAAAGCAGTGAAGGGTTGACGGATCCTGACACCGTCCCAGATTTGCCGCAGACGCCTGTTTCAGTGCCGGGTGATGTTTGGATCATGGGCGATCATCGGCTTGTGTGCGGCGATAGCACTGTCCAGACTGATGTCGACAAACTGATGCAGGGTGAGCTTGGTGATATGTTGTTCACCGATCCACCTTGGAATGTAAATTATGGCGCGGTCAAAGCAGGCAATGCGCAAGGATATAAGCCCCGTAAAATCCTGAACGATCATATGGACGAAGCCAAGTGGTGCGAATTTGTAAGTGGGTTTTGTGCCTCATTCTATGTCGTCACCAAGCCTGGTGCGCTTGCTTACGTTGTCATGAGCGCTCAGGAATGGCCTGCGATCGACAAGGGGTTGCGCGAAGCTAAATTTCATTGGTCGTCGACGATCATCTGGGTGAAGGATGCGCTCGTCCTCTCGCGCAAGGACTATCACACCCAGTACGAGCCCTTATGGTATGGATGGAACGAAGACGGACCACGGATCATGCATGTGCCGGACCGCAAGCAGTCCGACATCTGGAACATTCCTAGGCCGAGGGTCTCTGATCTGCATCCGACCACGAAACCGACGCAATTGATTGAACGTGCGCTACTGAATTCCTCGGCCCGCGGCGCTTTAGTGGTTGACCTTTTTGGAGGTTCGGGCTCGACGTTGATCGCTTGTGAACAGCAGGGCAGACGATGCCGGTTGATGGAACTTGACCCCAAATATGCCGACGTCATTGTTCAACGCTGGCAGGATTTTACGGGAAAGGACGCGGTCCATGAAGCTGATGGCCGAACGTTTAACGAAATCGCCGGAAAAGAACCCGCGCCCGTTTCCAGTGATTGCGCAACGGCCTAAGATGCTTAGGCAGCAGCCAGAACCCTATCAACAATAATGTCATCGGCATGGGCGCGGGCTTGAGCCAAGTCATACGATGTCTGCATGCGCATCAGCGTATCAGCTTTTATACCAAAAGCCTTCTCGAACCTGATCGCCATTTCAGCGGAAAGGGCCGTGTGGCCGTTGAAAAGATTGCTGAGTGTCTGGCGCGTTACGTGAAAGCAGGTTGCGAGGTGATTGATGCTAACGCCGTGCGGAACGACTACTTCGGTTTTCAGCCAATCACCGGGGTGAACAGCTAGCGAGGGGTGCATGATTATAGCCATCAGTGGTAATCCTCCATATCAAGTTCAGCGATTGTCGCTTCATCAATCTTGATGAAGGTCAGACGCCAGTTTTTTGTCACGGTCATTGCCCAGTGCCCGGCCTTGTCGCCAACCAGTTCGTGCAACCCATAATTCGGAGGCACGGCCAGTTCGTTAAAACTCGCTGCTGCATCAATAAATGCCAGCATCTTGCGGATCCGTGCTGTGTCACCCACCAAGCCTTTTGCGTTGCCGGTTTCGAAAAACCTTCGCAGCCCTTTGTGGGTTATGCTTTCGATATCCATAGAGCCATATGTCAAACATCATTTGACATGTCAAAGGGTATTTGACGAATAGGAAGCGCGATGCGGCACAGGAGCCTTCCTATGAAGCCTGGAACAAAACCAAAGCCAACCCATCTCAAGCTGGTCACCGGCAATCCTGGAAAGCGTTCACTGAACCGCAAGGAAGCCAGAACCAAAGCGGCCCTTCCAGCGCCGCCGGCCCACCTCACTGCAGATGCGGTAGAGGAATGGAACCGGGTTGCAACGGATCTCTATAATCTGGGAGTTCTTTCCGAGATCGACCGGTCGGCCCTAGCTGCCTATGCGCAGGCCTATGGCCGCTGGGTCCAGGCGGAACGGGCAATCGCTAAGATGGCGCAGAAGGACCAATTAACAGGCGGCCTGATGATCAAGACTACCAACGGCAACGCGATCCAGAACCCTCTGGTTGGCACCGCCAACAAGGCAGCCGCGGACATGATGCGCTACGCTGCAGAATTCGGGATGACGCCCAGTGCCAGGAGCAGGATCGCGGCCGCGCCGCCAGAAGATGGGGGAGACCCCGCCGACCGCTTCTTCGCCTGATCGCACGCTGGCTTATGCCAATGCTGTCGTGTCAGGCGAGACTATAGCCGGGCCGCATGTTCGCAACTCTTGCCGACGACACATCGCGGACCTGAAGCGCAGGGATGGCGTCTGGTTCGACCAGACGGCCGCCAATCATGCCTTTGCCTTTTTCGAGGAGGTACTGAAGCTTTCCGAAGGCCAGTTCGAGGGCCAGCCTTTCCAGCTGGAACCAAGCCAGGCCTTTATTATCGGTTCGCTATTTGGCTGGAAGCGCAAGGATGGCAGGCGCCGGTTTCGCCGGGCCTACATCGAACAAGGCAAAGGCAACGGCAAGTCGCCGATTGCCGGTGGCATTGGCGTTTATGGGATGACAGCCTGCAAGGAAGCGGGTGCTCAGATCTATGCGGCGGCCGCCAAAAAGGAGCAGGCCAACATCCTGTTCCGTGACGCGGTAAAGATGGTGCGGCAATCCCCAGCGCTTGCCCGTCGGTTGGAGTTCTCCGGCGGTCCGGGCCGCGAGTTCAACATCGCGCATTTGCCGTCGGGCAGTTTCTTTCGCCCGGTGTCGCGCGATACGGGCAAGACAGGGTCAGGCCCTCGACCTTATTTTGTGTTAGCGGACGAGGTCCACGAGCTACCGGACCGCTCGATTATCGAAATGCTGGAGCGCGGTTTCAAGTTCCGCCGCGATCCGCTGCTGTTCATGATTACCAATTCGGGGGCAAACCGAAATTCAGTTGCCTGGGAAGAACACGAACACGGGGTCCGTGTGGCTGCGGGCAATCCCGATGCGGTGCTGGACCCGACTTACCTCGGCCAAGTCATCGACGACACGACGTTCAGCTATGTCTGCGCGCTCGATGAGGACGACGATCCGCTGACTGATCCCAGTTGCTGGATCAAGGCTAATCCGCTCTTGGGCGTTACGATCACCGAGCAGTATCTCTCCGAAGTTGTGGCCCAGGCAAAAGCTATTCCGGGTCAGTTAAACGGCATACTTCGGCTGCACTTCTGCATCTGGACCGATGCCGAAACAGCCTGGATGGCGCGTTCGACGCTGGAACCATTGCTGGCCGAGTTCGATCCTAAAGGGGGACAACCAGTCTGGCTTGGATTGGACCTCAGCCAGAACCGGGATTTGACTGCACTGGCCGGCGTCCAGCGCAATGGCGAAAAGGATGGCAAGCCGTGTTTTGATGCTTGGGTCGAGGTCTGGACGCCGGGCGATACGCTGTCGGCGCGGGTGCTGCGCGACAAGCAGCCCTATGACTTATGGGTTGCTGGCGGATTTCTGAATGCGCCCCAAGGCGAGAACATCAGCTTGCGGCAAGTGGCGCAGGCGCTCGCTGAACTGGACAGTGATTACCGCGTCGAGACCGTGGCCTACGACCGTTATGCGTTTCGCCGATTTGAAGAGGAAGTCTGTGACCTTGGACTATCGGTCAATTTTGTCGAACACCCACAAGGCGGCACCAAACGCGGCAAACCACAGGATGGGATGAGCGAAGGTCTATGGATGCCAGGCTCACTGCGGCATCTCGAAGAACTGATCCTTGAAGGCCGGATCCGCCTTAAGCGAAATCCGGTGCTGATT